ACACACGCATTCGCGCAGTTGAGAACTACCTGTTCCCAGTTGAATCAGAACAAGCATTGGTCAGAGTAACTGGTGTCTTTGGTTGGGCATCTGTTCCAACTTCAATCACTCAAGCCTGCATCATTCAGGCCAGTCGTATCTTTAAGCGTTTAGATTCGCCGCTTGGAATCGCAGGATTCGGTGACATGGGCGCGATGCGCGTTAGCCGTTATCTTGATCCAGACGTTGAACAACTGGTTGCGCCGTATCGCAGAATGAGAAACTTTGTCTAATGGCTTCGATCACAGAACTACGCGCAGGGATCAAAACAAACCTTGCAACTATCAACGGTCTAAGAGTTTCTGATTATCAGCCAGACAACATCAATCCACCAGTTGCAATTGTCTTTCCAGTATCACTTAACTATGACGAAACTTTTCATAGAGGAATGCAGACCTACACGTTTGCAGTTCAAGTAATTGTTGGGCGCGTATCAGAACGAACAGGTCAAAGCATCATTGATTCATACTGCTCAAGCACCGGAACGAACAGCATCAAACTAGCGATAGAATCAGATAAGACACTTGCAGGCAAGGCGTTCGATCTACGAGTTACGGATATGCGTAACTATGGGGAACTAATTGTTGGTGAGGTAAACTATTTATCGGCAGAGTTCGTAGTTCTCTGCTACGCAGACTAAGGAGCAACACTCAATGGCAAAGTTCGTAGCCACCGATTACAAGGTAACGATCAACGGTACCAACCTCTCGACATTTCTTAACCAAGTAGAACTAGCTTTGGAATCCGATGATGTAGAAACAACTGCATTTGGTGGAACTTTCCGCGAGCGTATTGGTGGCTTGAAATCAGGTTCACTAACACTTCAGTTTATGCAGGACTTTGCGGCATCATCTGTTGATGCAACTCTGTTCCCATTGTTCAACACTTTGGCAACCGTTGTCATTACTCCAACTTCAGGAACTGTAACTTCAACAAACCCAAGTTACACCGCCGTATGTCTGGTTAATCAGTACACGCCTCACGCTTCATCTGTTGGTGACCTTGCGACTTTCTCGGTCACATGGCCAACAAGCGGAACTGTTTCACGCGGTACGGTCTAACCAATGAAAGTAAACCTGCGCGTAACTTTTAATGACGAAAGCGTTGAAGAAGTTTCTGCAACTGCTCGTGACCTTGTTGCATTCGAGGACAAGTTTACGAAGTCAGTTGCTTCTCTTGAATCAGACTTCCGCATTACTGATCTACTTTGGTTGGCGTGGCATTGGCTACACCGATTCGGCAAGACTAAGAAAAGTTTTGAAGAATGGTGTGACGATGTTGAAACAATTGAAGCGAGTGAACAAGACCCAAAATAATCGGGTTGGGTGACTCATCCCAACATTGGTATTTGGCTTATCTTGCAGTTGAAACTGGTATTGCTCCATCGGTTTTGATGCAGGAATCTGAACGTATGCTTTATACGTTGGGAATGTATCTGCGCTGGCGCAATAGTCAGGGGACATAATGATCAGGATGCAAGTCACGGGAATTGCGGAAGCTACCAAAGCACTAAGGGCATTTGACAAAGAGATTGTTAATAAAGCTCGCAAGGACTTGCGAACAGGTGCAAAGCCTGTTGCGGATGCAGTACGAAACGCAATACCAAACGAAGCACCGCTTCGAGGCATGGTTCACAATGGCCGCACGAGATGGCAAAAATCAGGTGTCAAGGTAAACGTCAAAACAAACTTTACTAAGAGAGCAGAAAAAAGAGGAACTTACTTAGTAGCTGTTGTTGCAGGCTCGCCAAAAAACTACGACAAAGGTGCTGCCGCGTTCCAAATTGCAGACATGGCAGGTCGCAAGCGTAAAGGACATACACGCGCAGGCCAGGCAATGATTCGCAAACTTAATGCTGAAGGTCGCGCTTCTAGATACGTTTACCCTGCTGCATTGCGCGAACTTCCATTCGTTCAAGATGTTGTGCGCGGTACAATAAAGAAACTGATGAACGACTACAACCGCAAACTAAAAGGATAGGTTCTTTCAATGGCCGTAATCTTTCCTATTGTTTCCACGTTCGATCCAAAGGGTGTCAATCAAGCTCAAAAATCTATCGGTGGATTGGGCAAACAAGCCAACCTTCTTAAAGCCGCTTTTACTGGAGTCGGTATCGCGGCAGTTGCTAAGGGTTTGCAGTCATCCGTTCTTGCCGCTTCAAATCTTTCTGAATCAATTGCAAAATCAAACACGGTCTTTGGTAGTAACGCTCAAGCAATACAAGCATGGTCAGAAACAACTGCAAAGTCATTAGGTGTAAGCCAACAGGCTGCACTTGAAGCCGCTGGAACTTACGGCAACTTGTTCCGCGCGTTTGGAATCAACGAACAAGAGTCTGCCAAAATGTCGCAGTCACTTGTTACCCTGGCTGCTGATCTCGCTTCGTTTAATAACGTGCCAATTGAAGATGCGCTTCTTGCATTGCGTTCAGGTTTGTCAGGTGAAACAGAACCGCTTAAGCGTTTCGGCATTGCGCTCAATGAAGCAAGGCTTAAAGAACAAGCACTTGCAATGGGACTTATCAAAACCACAACAGGAACTTTGCCTCAAGCAATTAAGACACAAGCCGCATACGCTTTGATTCTTAAAGATAGCGCACTAGCTCAAGGTGACGTTGCACGCACATCCGATGGACTTGCCAACCAATTGAAGTTCTTAAAGGCAGGTCTCGAAGATGCGAAGGCTGGATTCGGTGAAGCGTTACTTCCTGCCGCGTTGTCAGTTGTTAGTGCATTCAATGACAACCTACTGCCTGCAATTGATCGAATTACAAAAGGCTTTCAATTTGAAGGTGCTGAAGGTGGCTTGAGAAACATCTTCGTTGAGATTGGAAACGTATCTCACAACGCTACCGGCCTGACAAAAGTTATCAAAGATGTGATTCTACTTTTGGTTGGAATGAAAGTCGCGCTGATTGCATTGCGCATAGGGCCACCAATTATTGCTTCAATGACTTCTGCTTTAACATCAATGAGAATTGCTGCGATGTATGGAACAGCAGGAATTACAATGTTGGGTACTGCGTTAAAAACTCAACTAGCAAGTACAGGCATTGGACTTCTTGTCATTGCGATTGGTGCGATAGCTGCAAAGTTTATTGAATCGCGACTTGAAGCCCAGGCGTTAGATAAAGAAATTACCGTTCTTGAAAGTAACGGTGCAACAAGTTTCAATCGCTTCGGCAATAATCTAAATAACGGCGTAACCAAAAAACTAAACGCTGCAAGTCTGGCTGCGCAAAGACTTACCGATGATTTAGAAAATGCTGGCATCATGGATGTTAAGCGCAAGCGAACTGGTTACTTTGGGCCGACTGGTAACACAACTGTTGAAGATCCTGCCGGTGCTGCCGCTGCTCAAGCTAAACGCGAAAGTGCTGCACAAAAGAAAGCCGCTGCTGCTGCTAAGGCCGCCGCAGACTTAGCCAAAAAGATTGCAGACAACATGGCAAAACAAGTTGCAAAGGCTACTGCGATTGTCAGTCGTGCACTAGAGAAAATGAACGACAAATTAACTGCCGCGCGTGAGAAACTACAAGCCGCGAAAGATGCGTTCGCTTCATTCCGTGATGGTGTGCGCGATTCGATTACTGGTCTAATCAGTTTCAGCGATGCGGCCAGTTCCAGGACAGGCAACTTCCTAAAGAACCTACGCAAGCAGGCAGATAGCGCAGTTGGCTTTGCTGACAAGGTTAAGCAACTTATTTCATTAGGCTTATCTGAAACAGGTATTCAACAAGTCTTAGCCGCAGGCGCAGATGCAGGTGGCAAGATTGCTAATGAACTTATTGCCGGCGGTGCAGGCGCGATAGAGGAAACCAACAGGTTGCTTGCAAGCGTTAGTTCAGCTGCACAAACTCTGGCGCAGGCTGGCGCAAACCAGTTCTACAAAGCAGGCGTTACGCAAGGCCAGGCGATGGTTGATGGAATCATTGCAGGTATCAAGGCTGCTGGGTTTGTTATGTCTGGTGGCGTGGCTGCATTGCCTAAGCCGTTACGCAATGCGTTGAGTGCAGGCAAACTAACTTCTGGTCAGGCTTCTGAAATTATGAACCTAGTCGGCAACTCTCAAGCGGTAACTGCTAACAACAGGTCTACACAAGGGACAACAATTAACCTAACGGTAAACGCTGGCATGGGTGCAAACGGAACGACAATAGGCAAAGACATTGTTGATGCGATTAAGAAGTATGAACGCACAAGTGGCCCGGTCTTTTTGAGTGCGTAATGGCAGTACCACAAACTAAGGTTTACATCGCGTTCGACTTATCAGCATTAGGCGGTAATTTCTTTACGCTTAACGACACGACAAAAGGACTTCTAAATTCTGCATTTGGTTTAGGTGGCGAACTTCTAACAGACGTTACCAATTATGTTGAGTCAGTTTCGATAAGCCGTGGCAAGTCTTTGGAACTCGACAGGTATTCAGCCGGCAACTTAGTTGTAAACCTTCACAATGATTCAAGCACATTCGTTCCCTTTAACACCGCAAGCATTTACAACGGCAACATCTTGCCACGCAAACAAATCGTTGTTGAAACAAACGGCAACAGAATCTTTACGGGTTACATTGATGACTGGGATTTAAGCTACGACATTTCAGGCAAGTCATACGCAACCGTTACTGCGTTAGATGGCTTCATGCTTCTAGCTGCTGCGGAACTGCAAGAGGCAGGCACAAGCATTGAGTTATCTTCAGACCGTGTTAATGCAATTCTAAACAAACCAGAAGTTGCTTGGCCTATTGCTAACCGCGAGATTGAAACTGGTCTGACAACTTTAGTAGATGACAAGATTCCACAAAACGATAACGCACTAGGTTACTTGCAACTTGTGGAATCAACTGAAAACGGCATGTTGTTTATGAACAGATCAGGTTCAGTAAGATTCAAGAATCGTTTGTTTACTCCAACATCATCTTCAATAATCTTTGCAGACGATGCAACTGTTGGCGGTATCAAGTACACAAACATTGGTGTTATCTACGGATCAGAAAATCTTTACAATCGCGTAACCGTTTTAAGATTAGATGGCGTTGATCAAACCGCAGACTCGACAACCTCTCAATCTGCCTATGGCGTTTCAGCTTTAAACTTGAGTGGTGTTTTATTACAGACGGATGCGGAATCGTTAGAGCTTGCCAATTACTTACTTGGATTGTATGACCAACCTGAACTGCGCATTAGTGAAGTCACGGTTAATCTGCACGACAAAGAACCAGACCAAGTTGAGAAGTTAGTCATTGCTGAAATTGGTGACACGGTTCAAGTCAAGTTCACGCCTAACCAAATCGGAAGCGCAATAGATCAATACGCGATCATCATTGGTATTGCACACGGTATCGGAATAGATCAACACCAGGTCACATACAAACTAGCGCGAGTTGCGTTCTTGCCGTTTGTTCTAGACGATGAAATCTTTGGTCTTTTGGATTCTGGCATTCTGGCTTATTAAGATAGAATCTAACTAACACAAGGAGCAACAATGCCGGGATTAGGCCGCAAAACTTTTACCGCAGGGGATGTCTTAACGGCATCACAAGTTCAGGGATATCTGCAAGATCAGGCAGTCATGGTCTTTGCTGGAACTGCCGCGCGTTCTTCAGCTATTCCATCGCCATCTGAAGGCATGGTTGCAATTACAACTGATAACGATGAACTAGATTACTATGACGGTTCTGCGTGGGTTGCTG